AGTCGTTAATCGTTAATCGTTATTAGTCGTTATGTATATATTTTACGTTTTTTGATATTGCTTGTCAAGAGAAAAAATAAAAAAGATTGACTTTTATCCGCTTTTTCCTCTAACATTTATCGACCACTAATCTACGAAGAGCCCAAAATGACACCTATTCAACTTCAAAAGTTTTCCAGACAAGAGATAGCCAAACAAAAGGCAAGAAATAAGGCTGAGATGAAGGCTAACATTATAGCCCGTTTGGGCGATGGCTTATCACTCAATGAAATATGCGCCCGTTCAGGCTTCCCCGACTATAGCAAAGTAATTAAATGGGCTGAACGTGACGAACAGTTTGATATTGCTCTCAAACGGGCGCGTGTAGCGGGCGGATATATCGCCGCTGATAAAGCGGCGAAGCTGGTAGACAATATAATTAATGCGCCTGATATGGATAACAGATCAATCAATCCCGTGTTGACTCATCTACGCTGGATTGCTGAAAGGCAGGCTCGTTCAACTTACGGCCAGCACCTGGAAGTTAAGCATAGCGGCACGGTCTCCGTTAGGACTTCATTCCTTATTCCAAGGAGTAAGCAGTCAGTAGACGAAGGTGAGGTTATAGACTTAGACGCTACATTACAACCCGCCCAATTGGGCGATAAGGCAGTAAGTGAGAGCGATGATGAGGGCGACGATTGGCTAGGCTAGCAGGTCAGCAGGTCAGCAGGTCAGCAGGTCGTCAGGTCGTCAGGTCGTCAGGTCGTCAGGTCGTCAGGCGATGAGGGGGGCCACCCCCCAATTATATAGCCGTCCGCGCTATGATAGGGTGCGGGGGATTTAAAAACGTCCGAGTTCACAAGTTGAAAAATTTTTTTTTACCCCGGTAAAAAATAGTTCCATGAGTGAAAATTGAAAATTTTTTTTACCCCGGTAAAAAATAGTTCCACAAGTGAAAGTTGAAATTTTTTTTAACGATGAAATTTTTTTTAACGATGAAATTTTTTTAACGATGAAATTTTTTTAACGATGAAATTTTTTTAATAGAATTTTTTTAATTTTTTCTGTGAAACTAAAACACGTCCAAACGGGCATAACAGGAGAAATGCAATGACAAATTGGATATGGTATGCTATTTGGTATGTTTGCGGGTGGGTAACAGCCGCATATTTTTGTTTATAAAAACAAGGAGGCATTATGAAGAAATTTATTTTTTTATTTTTATCAGTTTTTTTGTTCTTCCCGGCTCTGTCAAATGCAGACCCTTTTTTCGGAATCTCAGGTTCGTACATTCCTGAACAGTCGGTGAGTGCCACTGGGGTTCAAGGCAAATCGACCTTTGACATGAACAACAGTTTTGGAGCCAGTGGCGAAATGGGATATTATACTCCTAGCGGATTACTCAGTTTTGGCGTTGAAGCCGGGTTCCAGAATCTTACAGCTTTTGATCCTATTTCCGGTTCCGGCGTTCAGTCAGTGAGTGCCGATGTATTTTCTATAATGGGAAAAACCTGCGGCTATATGCAGAATCATGGTAAAATCACGCCATACGCCTGTGGTGGGATGGGAATGTATAATATTAATCCTTCCGTGACTCTGGGAGCGGGCAACGGCGTCAAGACTAATTTACTTTCTGTTTTTACTTCAGGATATATGGCAGAGGTTGGAATACAAATGAAAGCCTCTAAGGATTTCTCTGTATTTGGAGCCGGAACGTGGCAGGATACCTTTTTAGACCCGGTGGTTTCCATACCTGGCGCACCAGCTACCAGTCAACAGTTGGACATTGGACGATTCGGCATCAAGGCTGGAGTTCGATTTTAATTTAGCTTGTAGAGCGGAGTGGCGACCTTTGCTTTCCTTGTGGGAAGCATTGCCCCCCGTGGAGGGATAACACCCCACGGGGGGCACCGCTCGTTAAACAGGAGAGAATCATGCCGCTTAAAAAAGGAAAATCTCAGAAAGTAATTTCTTCAAACATTCGAGAATTGAAAAAAGCGAACAAACACAAATCCAAAAAACGATCACAGAAACAAATCATAGCCATTGCGCTAAGCAAAGCGGGAAAATCAAGAAAGAAAAAAACGACAAAACGAAAAAAAGGAGTCAGGAAATGAATCCATACACTAAACTGCGTCAGCCAGTCAGGCGGGTCCTCGAAACACAAAATTCGCAACGCAATCGCCGCCCGGATTTTCCACGGTGGCTTCGTCGTTCTCTCAATGGAAAAAACAAACACAAAATTAAAACCACATTGGCCCGCGCTTTCCGCCAGGGCATTTTTACTCCCGCCCAGTACGCCGCCGCAAAAAGAACGCACTCTGCAAAAAGAACACGCCCTGGGAGAACTCCCCGTGCCGCATAAAAGAAAAGTTGTGCAATACCAAACCATAATAGAGAAACCACATCTCTATCTCTCGTCAGAAGAAGCTCAAAACGAGTGGGACACTCAGAGATGGCCAAACTTTACCGCCAAAGAAATCGCCTGCCCACTTACCGACGAAGTTTATATTGATCCAACCGCCCTTGATTATCTACAAGCCGCCAGAAACCTGGCTGGAAAACCATTCATAATTAACAGCGGACATCGTTCGGTCGAGCATAATAAGGCGGTAGGTGGCAGGCCCAATTCGGCGCATTTACAAATCGCATTTGACATTTCGTTTAACAGCACGAATGGGCAAACACACGATCATTATTATTTACAGGATTGGCTGTCTTATGTTGGATTTAACCGCTTCGGATTGTACGAAACTTTTATTCACGCGGATACGAGACTGCCACGAGTGATGTGGTATGGCCCGGAAGACAGCAACGCAAGAGAAGTGTGGAAAAATATATGGACTCGCAAACAACCTTCGATATAATCACCACCGCCGCCTCCGGTTCCGCCTTTGGCCTTGTGGGTTCCGGGGTGTCAAAAGTGGCGAATTATATCGAGAGAAAACAATCCAATACTTTTCAGGAGAAACGATGGAATTATGAATTATACCGGATCAAAGCAGGAGCGACAGCACCGCCTCCTGATTCCCTGCCGCCGCGCATTCAATCAACACACACAACACGCGCTCATTCGGTGGTAGAAGGGGTACGTATATTATTCAGGCCCATTTTGACTATTGCGCTATTGACGATGTGTTTTTATATTTACATCGAGTTAAATGAAATGGCCCGAATGGTCGAATTATCTTCCCATTCTCCTTTTTCTTCCGATATAATATATTTGGATAACACATACGGGTTACTTCATTATTTAGTTCACGCAATCGTGTTTTCCACAACGACCTCTATTGTGTGGTGGTTTGGAGATAGAGGGTCACAGCCTAACGGAGTGAATCAAAAATGAAAAAAGTGAGGATTTCAATGGAACAACAAAACTCAGGAGCCATATTACAATTATGGGATTGGATAGCCGTAGGAATGGGCGGAGTTCTTGCATATCTTGCCAATGCTTTAAGAGGCAAGGCTAGTCGAAGTCATATAGAATCAATACAAAAAGAAATCAAAAGTCTCGACGATGAAAAAGTCGGAAAAGATAGATTCGAGGAATTTAAAGAAGGCAATACCGCGTTGCATAAGGCGAATGGAGAAAAATTGGACACCGTGATTTCTCAATTGAATTCCCGACTACCACAATAAGGAGTTAAAACAATGTATCTGGCACTTAAAGACCGTAAAGGCATGGCGAGTTTTCAGACCAAGCCCACCAAAGAAAATCCAAAACCCCAGGACGTTAACGCAGGCCAATGGTGGAGGCTCAACGATATGCCGGATATTGGTATTGTCGGAGACGGCGGCGAAGGGCGTGGGGTGATGATGAGCGAGAAAGAAGTTATATTTCGGGTGAAACCATCCGATTGGGTGGTAGAAACATCGCCAGAAGTATTTGAGAAATTTACCAACGCTGAATTTAATGAAAACTTTCGGATGGTGATTCGTGATACGGTGAAATTTAAAACCGGGACCAACTCACCGAAATCCGATGAAAATAAAGGAGATGTGAATGCCTCCCAGGAAAATCACCCAGAAAAATACCAAAAAGAATACGAAGCGTAAAAGAAAATCTGTTTCTGTAATCAATGTTTCAGTTCCAGATCAAAAACGGAAAAAAGCAAAACAAGTTAAAACAGAAAAGGAGAAATTAAAAGCCTTGGCCGAATTAAAAAAAGTTCGAGGTCAAATTGATAAAATGAATGCCGCTGACAGAAAACGGTTTGAATCACAAGATAAACTATTTAATAAATCAAGAACTTTACGAGAAAAATTAGGGATTGATTGATGGCTACAGCCGAATTAACAGATGTGCCCAAACGGGAACATCTTATAGATTATGTTTCCGCCGGGTTCACACTCGATCAGTATTTATTTTGTGATAAGCCGTTGGCTTTTATCATGGGTCCCGTGGGGTCTGGTAAGACATCTGCTTCCATTCTCAAAATATGGAATCATGCCACAGCTATCCCATGCGACCATAAAGGATATCGCCGATCCAGAGTGCTTATCATTCGGAAACAATATTCCGAGTTGGAGAATGCTACGATCCCTTCGTGGAGAAAATGCTTTCCAGAATCGGATGACGACGGTTCGTCTATTTACGGTCCTATCCTTGGGCAAAAAGGCGGCGGATATATTCATAGAATCAAGACTCTTTTACCAGACAATACCGTTGTTGATCTCACTGCATATTTCATAGCCATTGGAGATTCGAGTGCAGAAGAGAAACTTAGAGGATATGAGGTCACTTTTGCATGGCTCAATGAGTTTAAGGAGCTTGATATGGAGGTCGTTCGGCAAGCACACTCTCGTACAGGCCGATATCCTGATTATATGTCGCCTGAACAACGCAGTCGCTTCTCTTTTGGCGATTCAAACGCTGTTTCGACCTATCATTGGTTTTATAGAAGGCGTGAAATGCTGGCCCAGGACGAATTCACAGACGCAGAGCTTAAATTATTAAACAAAATGGAGCTTTTCGTACAGCCTCCCGCAGTTTTTCGGAAAACAATCAACGAAAAACAGGTTTGGGTTGTAAATCCAGACGCAGAAAACATTCATAACCTAATCGAAGGATATTATGAGGATCAGTTGGCCTTTGGGATGGACACAGAAGGCCAAAATTGGGTTTCGATCAACCTGGCAAACGAATATTCTCTCGATATCAAGGGAAAACCTGTCATACCGGAGTACAAAGATGAAATTCACACGACACAAGAAAGAAAAATCGCTCCAGGGGTGGCGGTGCACATCGGGATTGATTACGGTCGGACGCCCTGTGCGCTTTTTATTCAGGAATTTCCGTCAGGCCGTCTTAGAGCGATCCGTGAAGTCATTACGGACCCGAATCTTGAAAAAATGGGAATCGTCCAATTCAAAGACCCATTGAAACGAATGATTCAGGAATTTAAGGACATGAAATGTCCGATAAAAACAATTACTGGAGATCCGGCGGGCGAAAATCCAGATCAGGTAGTAGACAATGCCCCCGCAGAAATTTTGCGAGTGGCCGGGTTTCTTGTTTCTCCTGCATTCACGAATGGATTCGATATCCGGCGAGAAGCTCAGGCGAAACCATTTACTCAACTCATAGACGGGAAACCAATGATGGAGGTTTCAGTTGCTTGCCCGGTTTTTCGAGAAGCGTTACGCGGCGGATATCACTATAAAAAAATAGTGGGCGACGGAGAACGGTATTCGGAACGCCCAAATAAAACTCATCCTCATTCTGATATAGCTGATGCGGGCCAATATTGTGTTATAGGTATTGGACTCGGTGAAGAATTAATTCAAAGTGAGGATGATGACTTTGACAAAGAACTTAAATTATCAGAGGACCCGTTTGTATAATGAATACTACACATAGATTTAAAAAATTGGATAAAAAAGAAAAAGAAGCTCTGCTTTCAAAATTGATTTCACAAGCGGAATCTCTGAATAATAACAATGCAGAAAATCGAAAAGCGATGACAGCGTTGTTCGATGGTAAAGCCCCTGTGCCAAAGTCTGATCGTGTTGGTCGGTCGAAAGTAATCACTCGTGAATGTAACGAGACGGCAGGATGGTTAGAAGGATTAATCACTTTACCTCTTGATAAAGACGCTAATTTATTTAACGTCATGCCTGCCAAGGAAGGTGATGAGGAAGTGATAGATGTAGCAGGAAATATGTTGAGCCATGTGGCGCAAAAACAAAATGAGCCAGTAGACTATTTTGGCACATGGTTTAAAACCGGGGTCATTTGGGGTGTTGGTGTTCTTATGTTGAACATCGAAGAAAAAATCCAGGTGGAATTTGAAAGGATCAGAAATTTAACATCGACCGATGTTGAAACTCTCCTGGCGGACCCTGACGTTCGTGAGATATCACGAAAAGAAGTTATCAGTGAAGTGGAGGTAGAGCGGAATAGCACCGAAGCGGACCGACTGCCCGATGAAAAAAATAAAGAAAAAAAGAGAATTAGCACTTTCGATATTCGTATCAGACGCACTCATAGATCACGGCGATTTACTATTGATCCTCTTCCCAATGAAGAGTTTTTAATTTCCGACATGTCAGCCAGTATTGATAAAAATCGTCTGATTGGGCGAAGGTACACAACAACCCGTTCAGAATTGTTAATGATGAACCTCGATGTAGAGGATAGTGTTATCGAACAACTTCCTTCGTCGGATGAACTCAACGACAATGAAGAATTTTCTGATCGCCATGACGATGACAGTGCCAGTGTCGATCCTAAACCGGATGATGATGACATCACCATATTTCAGATTTATGTAATAAAAGACTTTGACGGGGATGGCATTGCTGAATTGACGAAATTTATTTGTGCCAGGAAAAAAACCGGGGCCAGTATAGTGGCAGGCACCGAGAAAGGTGCGGAAACAGAAGTTGGTATTGAAATTTTGCACGAGGAAGAAGTACCTGAACACCCATTTATCGGATGGCATCCTATTCCATTTCCCAATAAATTTTTCTCAAATGGGGTTGTGGAATTGATGGAGCAGATACAGACTGTAAAGACTGAAATGACTCGCGCCACGCTCGACACGGCGTACCTCACCGCAAATCCACGTAGGATAATAAACCGCAACGTCAACGTAGACGATGTTTTGCAAACTCGTCTCGACCACCCTATCCGCGTTAAATCCCTTACCAGTGTCCAAGATGCGATCAAGACTGATTTGACTCCATTTGATGCTTCGTTGATATCCCTGCTTGAGCATTTCGATCAGAACGGCGAAATGCTCACAGGGGTATCTAAACGAACGATGGGCCTTGACCCATCATTGTTGCAGAACGTAACCGCCACAGCTACCAATCAAGCGGTGTCTGCGGGGCAGGCGAAGATTCAACTTGTCGGAACACAGTTCAGAAGATCAATTAAAGAATTGGGAAGAAAATTACTCCGATTCATCATTCGATATCAGGATAAAGACGAACAATTAAAAATCAATGGTAGATGGGTTCCTATCACCACAGCCTCGTGGAACATAGGTATGTCTGTGAATCTGACTGTTGGGCCACTTGGTGGATCGAAAGCCGAAGCAATGAATTTTTATAACTCGGTTGTCAATGCTCAGGAAAGTATTATTGGTCGATTGGGACTTAATAATCCTTTTGTGAAGCCACGTCAGTATTATAACGCACTGTCAAAATTCATTGAGGCTGGTGGCACAGAAGATGTCAATATGTTCTTCACAAGACCGCCGGAACAGATTGAACAACCGAAACCAACTCCTGATCCTAAATTGGTGTTGGTCCAGGGCGAATTAAAATTGGCCCAGGACAAACAAAATTCTGAATTGCAGATCAAAGCACAAGAGTCCAATGTCAAGAATCAATTGGCTCAAGCGAAACTACAGGCTGAGTTACAGATTAAAGCTGAGGAGTCTCAGAAGAAAATTCTCATCGAGTTCGAGAAGATGCTTCGAGAGCAAGGTCTTAAATCTAATGAAATCGCCGCAAAGGTTCAGATGAAACAACAGGAATTGCAAGCCGAGTTCCAGGTTAAAATTTCTGAACTCACTGCGGAGATTAAACTGAAAGATGCAGAATTGAGTTTCCAGTCTGCATTGGCCGCAAAGGGATCGGAAGACAAAGCAAATATTGAACAGGCAAAGGTCAATATAGATACACGGTTGAAAAATCCTAACACACCATAAGGAGTCAAACTATGTTAGACGAACCATTTAAATTTAATCTGAATTTAGAAGATGTGTTGCCGGAGATCATGGCTTCGTATGAGGCAGAAGCAGAAGCCGTGATGGGAGGCCCTTTGAAAAAAGCATTCGAGGAAAGTTTTAACCTGATGATATCTTCCTTGGTGGCGATACCATTATCCGAGAAGGATCGTATTATTGCTATGGTAGCACAGATCAAAGGACTAATACATGTCCATGAAAACATGAAAGACATGATTGCTTCTCAGAAAATGAGAGTGGCAGAATCTAAATATGATTCATCTTCAAGAACTGCAAGCGGAAAAAACAGTATGCCATAAAAGGCTTAAATATAAAACAATTGAATAATTAGGAGTTGACAAATGGAACACGAAGACGTTAAATTAACAATAGCAGAGCAGTTGTACCCGGAACCGGAATCTGAAAAGTCACCCGAACCGGGCAAAGAGGAATCCAAGACAGAGGATATAAAAGAACCTCCTAGCCCAGAAGGGCATGTCAAAGACGATCCGGTCCCACCTTCCAAAGAGGGAGCCAAGGAAGACCTTGATCCAACCAATCTCGATTGGATGGATAAAGAATCTCCGAACGGCCATCCTGATGACGAGGAAGCCAAGAAGTCTGATGAGCCAGATGTAGAAATTGAGTATAACGGCAGAAAGATAAAAGCCTCAGAGTTGCAACAAGAGGCATCCAATCTCGAAGCCGGATACACGAAAAAACAAATGGCTCTTGCCGAGAAACAAAAAGCGGCAGAAGAACTTTACACAGCTAATGAAACTCAAAAAGCTGAACTGGCTACTTCGCTTACCGAAGTAGAAAATTTCCTTCAATCGGTAGTAGAAAAAGAACCTGACTGGGATACGCTGAAAGAAGAACTGGACACAGATGAATTTCTCTTGAAAAAGATGGAGTTCGATGACCAGAAAACGAATCTCAAGAAAGTATACGAACATCGGCAAGCATTAATCCAAGAAGAAATGGATAAAAAAGCCGCGAAGGAAATGGGAATCCTGGCAAAAGATTATTACCCGGAATGGAGCGATCCGAAGAAATGTGAACAGCACATTGCTTCAATCATTTCGTACAATGAGAAATCATATGGGTATAAAAAATCAGAACTCAAACACATCATGTATGACAATAGGTTATTCAGGATGGCCGCAGACGCCGCAAGTTGGCGAAAGCATAAAGAGTCTCTGAGAAAAATAGAATCACAAAAAACTGCGGATACGCTACCTACCACTGTAAAATCAAGTGGCAAGATGGTTAAAGAACCGACGAAGAAAGAACAACCAAAAGAAACATCGGAAATTCTTTATCCGCAATACGCTAATAAGTAACTGATTTAAGGAGATTTTATCATGGCAACACTTGGAAATACTTTCCCCGATCTTATTGACTTGTATCGCAGGAAAGACCCGAACAATCAGATCGCGGCCATCATTGAATTGTTGATGCAAACCAACCCAATCATGGAAGATGCAATTGCTATACAAGCAAACGATGGTACCAGTCATCTCACGACTGTTCGTACAGGACTCCCTGCGGTCACTTGGGGAAAATTGTATAAAGGTGTGAATCCTGGGAAATCAACGACCGCCCAGGTCAGGGATACAACTGGATTCCTTGAGGCCGTAAGTGAAGTCGATGCGCGGTTGCTTGCTATGGCTCCTGATAAAGCGGCTTTTCGTTTGTCAGAAGCTCAAGCGTTTATTGAAGCGATGTCTGAAGAAATGGCTACTGGTCTTTTCTATCATGATACCGCTACTGATCCTGATAAGTTCATGGGACTGGCCCCTCGTTTTAATTTGAAATCTGCCCAAAATGGCAACCAGATTATTGACGCAGGGGGCACTGGCTCTGTGAATACTTCTGTCTGGTTTATTGTGTGGTCGCCCAATACGACACATTTACTTTTCCCGGAAGGTTCTCGTGCGGGATTACAGCGTCAGGATTGGGGCGAAGAAACGAAAGAACTTGCTGACGGCTCTGTGTATCGTGTCGTTCGGGAATATTTCAAATGGGACATCGGGATGTCTGTTCGAGATTATCGGTATGTTGCTCGTGTTGCGAATATCGATACTTCAACTCCGCCTGCGGATATCGAGTCCTTTTTGATTAACGCTTTTTATAAATTGCGTCAGCCTCGTGCTTTTGGTTCCAAGGTCATTCTATATTGTAATTCGACCATCAAAGAACAATTGCATTTGCAGGCGCGTAGTTTTGCCAATACGCAGTTATCAATTCGTGAGACCAATGGCATTGAGCAGGTCTCTTTCATGGGATACCCCATTCGAGAAGTTGATGCGTTGGTGAATACGGAAGCACGAGTTCTGTAAGAACTTTTTCTTTCGATTTTTGAATACCAACCATTTAATATAAATTAGGAGAACACAATGATTTTCAGCGAACAACTTTTATTTTCAGATGCACAAGCGATTACAGCAAGTGCGAAATCCACTAATGTAATCGATATGTCGGCTGTCAGTCCGCTTATTACATCTCGTTTCGATATGGGAATTGGCGTTGTCATTCCTATCTTGATTCAAGTTGTGACCGGATTTACGACTTCCGCCAACACTCTTACCGTTTCCATTGAAACCGATGACAACGAAGGGTTTGCCAGTGCGAAGACTGTTTTGGGCGCCCCTGCGAAACCAGCGAGTGAAATGACGTCGGCAGGATTTATTTTTCCGATTAATTATATGCCTCGTGGAGTTAACGAACGGTATATGCGATTGGATTATACTGTCAGTGCGGCGTTGGCCGCTGGTAAAGTTACAGCAGGAATCATCTTGGAGATGCCTCAGGGTAATTTGTAATCGTCTGTAATTATTTATTCTGGGGGCTTTGGCCCCCAGAGTTTTTTAGAGATTATTATGTCACTCACTCTTTCACAAATAAAAACAGATTTAATAGCCGAATTAGGCAGGTCGGATATTGATACTCTTTTACCCACCTGGGTTCGGAATGTAGAGGCTAAGTGTGATCGTAAATTAGATTTTCCTCTTAATGAACAAATATTTTTCCAGCCTCTTTTAGTAGATTCAGAATATGTCACAATGCCGACAGATCATCTCTTTGCAAGGAAAGTTGTATTTATTGTAGACACTCAGAGAATTAATTTGATCTATCGATCTCCCACCGATTTTGAACAAGAATTTCCTATTGTAGTTTCAGGAACTCCAAAATTTTATACTATCTCCGGCGTGAATTTCAGAATAGGCCCAAGGCCAAGTATCGCAGGGGATATAGAAATACTCTATCAACTTCGAGTTTCAAAATTAATAAATTTGACAGACACCAACGACATAACAATAGAGAATAGTGATATTTATTTTAATGGATTGGCATATGAAGCTTACATCCATTACAAGGATTTTGATTCTGCCGCCATTTTTAAAGGCAGATTAACAGAATCCATTGCTGAAGAAAATGATCGGCATATAGATCGAAGATATTCTGGCCCGATACAAATAAATTTTGAAGGTTCTTTCGGGGGTTAATTATGGGCGGTATGTCAGATGCGCTTGAACTGAGTTTTTTACAAACAAATTTTATTGACGCGCCAGAAGTCTTTTTGGGCCTCTTTAAAACAAATCCAACAGATGTCAGTGCCACCAATGAAGTAACCGGAGGCGGATACGCAAGACAACAGATGAATTTTCCCGCAGTGGCAAATCCATTGGTATCGCCTGAGATTGTTTTTCCGGTGCCCACAGCAGACTGGGGTGTCGTTGTTGGATGGGGGATATTTACTGCCGCCAGTGGAGGATTATATCGGGCGTGGAATGTATTGACTACCAGTGTAAATATCGTCACTGGTAGACAAGTTGTATTCACCATTACTTTAGCCGTTGACTGATGTCTCGATATAATGACAGGGTGGCGCAGTTCATTGATGCGGGTACATATGATGTATCTGCTATTGAGTGGAATTTTGCCGGATTGGGCATTGCTCCAAATGGGCTTAGAAAAATAACAGACGTCCTTGTCAATAATGACGTCATTGATTATGTTGTTACGAAAGGGCCTAATGGGTCAACGAATTGGGAAGTGGGGCGAGGTGCATATAACAGCACCACAAAAAAGATAGCGCGTACCACGATTCTCTCAAGCAGTAATGCAGGAGCCGCAGTTGATTTTGGGACCGTATTGGCTAGCGAACTGCTTATGACAGAAATTATGTCGGCGGATCAAGCAATTCGACACTTTACCAAAAGTCTGTATATCTACGTCGCCACAGCTTCACAAACAATTTTTACGGGGGCTGATCTTAGAAGTAATACCCTGGCTTTCGATCCAGCGGAACCAAACAACGTAATGGTTTTTGTAAATGGTGTTTTTGCAGTGAAAGGATTAACAGGTGATCCTGGTGGAATCGTAAAAGATTATGATCTTACAGGATCAAATACAATCACGTTTGCATCGGGGCTTGATGTTAACAGTGTCATTCAGATATTGGTGCTTTAATGTATGGTGCGAATGCGTATGGTTCAGTAGCCTATACGGGCGAAGGCGAAGGAAATATGATCTCTGACGCCATCATGATGCCTATGGTTACGTCTGAGTTTATTAATAGTAATATTAATGATTCGATCATGATGTCATTGACCGTTCAGGAAGCGACAAAAACAAAAATATCTGATTCAATTGTATTATCGTTTGTGCCGTCAGAATTGGCAGTTGCAAATTTTGCATGGATAAAAAATGAGACTGCGCCTGGAGCGTGGACCAAAAGAGTTTAATAAAAGAATTTAAGGAGAATACAAAATGCTTAATGATCGGACCAGTATGACAGAAAATATAGTGGCGTGTGTAAAACCGTTACGCCCTCTTATAATTCCTGCTCATAAAGGAGTTATAGGAAATATTGTTTGTGTTCTTGAAAATAGGGATACAGGTCGTAAACGAATTTTTAAGTCAAATAATATTGTTACCGATGCTGGTGATTTATATTATGCCCAACTTGGAGCTTCGGAAGCGCCCACGAACGCTTTTGGAATTATGGAACTTGGTTCCGCAGGCACAGCCCCTTTAAAATCCAGCGATAGATCGGCTGTGACTACTAAAATTGCTTCCAGTCAAAAGGCTTTTGATGCCACTTATCCTAAAACCAACGATGGCGATGCGGATAACACTGGAGCAGGAGTTGATGTCGTTTCTTATTTGGTTTCATATGCTTCAGGAGAGGCCAATGATGCCGCAATTGATCGGGTCATTATAACCAATGTGACTCCGGGGGCGACCGAGCCTTTACTGATGTATGCCACGTTGACAGCTTTTGCCAAAACATCCAGTGATACTTTGAAGATGTTTGTCAATCATACGATGCTCGGCGTATAAATATAAATCATGGAGGTCATATCTAATGCCTATTGTTTGGGAAATCGAGGGACATACGGAACGCAGTAATATGCGGTTTATCACAGTCCGGCGTGTCGTCAATGGAAATGTGGACGGAGCCGAGCGTTTCAGTGGTGCGTTCCATCAAGGCGAAACCAAGCTGGATGTGAAGGCCGAATTCAAAAAACAATATCTTGCAAGGAAAGCTGACAAGTTGGCTAAGAGGACATTTATCGCTGATTCCGATCTGGCAACCTTTGAAACGGAGGTGAATGCATAATGGTCAGTAAAGTTTATAGTAATGCTGAAACAGCGATCACATGGACCGATACCACGGGCGATCTTGCCATGACCCTGAACAATCTCGCAACGGCGGCAGGCCGTCAGGGGGCGGTTAAAGATTTTGGAGCCACGGCGAAAGCAAATCGGTATATGTGGCGGGCTTGGGTCCAGTTTGCAACGGCTCCGGTAGTCGATGAAAGAGTTAATATCTATCTGAAAACTTCGGACGGGACTCACCCTGATAATGACGACGGAACCGGGAACATCGCAGTGAGCGCAAAAGATAAGTTAAGCAACTTACTGTTTCTAGGGTCGATAGCAGTTGACGAGGCTGTTTTAGGAATAGAAATGGTGGCAAGCGGGTTTGTGGAAACGGACGCAAGATATGTCATGCCGGTTTTCTGGAATGATACGGCGGATAACCTGAAAGCGACGAACAATTTGAGCGGGTTCTCATTGACACCAGTACCACTTGAGGTTCAGTAGTGAGCATTATCACAGTAAAACCGCATCACACAGCGAGCGTTGATTGGGGTCACAGCCTTTCCAAGGGGTTGATGTTTGCCAATATCGCTGGTGGTGTGCATAGAGCCGACCTTGTTACGGGGAATCTCCCCTCTGCTATTTCAACGGCCCCAACATTTCAAACGGCAACAGATTTAGGGATATCAGTGCATTCAGGGGGATTTGCCACTTATATGGCTTGGCCTTTTGAGGCGGGAATTATAAACCAGTTCAAGGGCGCGGGAACGGTTG